GGTGGATCCAGAAGAGCCAGAAGATACATTCCACGTTCCTATAAACGGAAAGTTAGAGCTTACAGACGTATGCGTAAATCACAATACTATTACAGAGACCAATATGCAAAACGAGGAACTGAACAATCAAAAGCAATGTTCGGCGCTGACTGGAACACTGCAAACGACCAGCAGAAGGCAATGCGACGTGCATTCAGATACAAGGGCGCCGGAGATTACTACGGTGACGGTGGATACTGGGGTGACACAATCAAACCCTGGCTCCAAAGAAACGTCCCAGCTGGGACTTTTGCGTCTCTTGGAGAAACATACGCTGGGCCGCTTGGAAAATGGGCCGGTTCTAAACTTGCTAACTATTCTGGTTTTGGGGACTATACTGCTAATCAGCTTATTGACAACGCTACGCCTACTCAAGTATCGGTAAATAGTTCATCCAAAGAACAAGATTTATTTGTCGAACATACCGAATTCATTGGTAACATAACTGGTACGAGCGCCTTCACGACAACTACCTACATTTTAAATGCATCACACACTGCCACATTCCCTTGGTTAAGCCAACTTGCAAAGCTATATGAATTATACGAATTCCAAGGATTAATATTCCAATTTAAACCTCTGGCAACTGATTATTCCACGAACGCATACCTAGGTAAAATAATCATGGCAACAGCATATGATCCTTACTGGACAGGATTCTCCACTTCAGTTCAAATGGAAAATTATGCATACGCAAACAGCGGGAAAATTACTGACGGTCTCCTACACGGTGTCGAAACGGCATTAAGCCAGAAACCGGTCAACCTTCTGTATAATCGTGTAAACAACTTAATAGAGGGAACCAGACCAGCAGATCTGTCTGACTTAGGTCAATTCATTGTTGCTACAGAAGGAATGCCTTCAACTGGAGTTGTAGGTGAACTATGGGTAACCTACAAAGTCCGTCTCAGCAGACCCGTTTTCATTGACAAAACTATAGCAAAAGTAGGATGCCTTGGAGCATTTCAAAACACTGCAAGTACTAACCTCCCTCCAAATGTAGACTCGACTACAGGTTGGTCAGCAGTTACTACAGGACACCAATGGGATATTGCAACCACTGCAAAATATATGCAACTCGTCAACAATACTTTAGCCCCTAATACAACATATTACTGGGTTATACCATTCACAATTATAGTCGGAGGAACTACCAGCGGTCCACTAATTTCAAACGGTGTTGTATCAATGGACCCTTTGGTCAATGGAACAGTAACATCTACAGCAGGAACTTGTCAAATGTCAGTGGATTCTGCACTGTCTAACGTCAACGCGAATTGGCCAAGCAGTGTAGTAAATGCAAATATTCAGTCATCAGGGAGCCCAGCAGTGTCGGGTGCAGCAGCAATCATTATGGGTCACTCAGGTACAATTGTTTGCAGCATAACAACAAACAACATTGGAAACGGTGCAAGACTTTTATTCACCTACACATCAACTAACGCTGGATACAGTGCCGTAAAATGGAGCATGACTTTCTTCCCACAATTAATTACTCAATCAGACTACAATACATTGTATAATGCAACATACAAATGGTATTAAAGTTCTATAACATTATAACGATCAGTTGACATCTTCGTGTAATTGGGATGCTCATTGGCAAACACAACTACATGAGGAATAACTTTTAACACTTTCATTGTACTCTGATACTTTGTAGAAAACACTAAACGATCCTTTAGGTCTTCCAAAAACCGGTATTGAAGGTATTCCATTCCCGTACGGCTGACATTAAAAAGAAAAACAGACTTAGTACTGTCCAGGGCATATGCCATGTCAGCAGGTATTCCATTCCCGTACGGCTGACATTAAAAAGAAAAACAGACTTAGTACTGTCCAGGGCATATGCCATGTCAGCGTAACCAGCCGGATGAATAATCTGACACCGGTCGGGATTCTGACTATAGTACCAACGAACAAACCAAGACTTGCCTTTACCACCCTGTTTATCAATGTAGAAAAGAACACTGCGATCATCTTCGCATTGGGAGTTCAATGCATCATTCAAGGCAATCTGCCACTCACGAGTTTCGCCTGTTTGAAGAATAATTGCCGGTGCACGGAGTTCTACCAACTTCATAAAATTGCTTGGATAACGCAAGAGAGCCATCGGCATCAGCAGTGCAACTTCTTGTTCGGTTGGAGCTCGTTTCTCTTCTTCAATGAACATGTCAAGCCATTCAATTATCTCCTGTACATCAGAACGCCGCTCAGGGCGGTCATGAGATGAAATTGGAATATCACCATATTCAACAAAGTCGCCATCCTTATGGCAATATGTACGAGCTTGAATATGAGTTCCACGAGCTGACTCAAGATGGGCATGTTCAAATCCAGCAATCTTCTTCGCAGCAGACAATGTAAACCGACGCTTAAAACAGACATAACCTTGTAAGTGACGTGTGCCTGAAGCACCGATCTCACGCCCATAGGTAAGATATTGACACGCATCGGACACACCAAAAGTAGCAAGCTGATCTTCCGTCAGCGGTGTGTAATTGTTAATGGTAAACACCCAACGAGCTGACCTCGACATTTTATGGCAGAAAAATGTACATATCCGTGTCTGCCACGGAATTCGATAGAACATAACGGTGTTCGAGTTATCGGAGTTGACCACGAATGAGTTAACCACGACTCAACGAACACTAACGACTATACGTACGTAAACAAGTACTAAAAAATATTATTTAGCTTACCGTTATGATCGGAGTTGACCACGACTGAAACTCCGCCTAATGGCGAGTCGTACTAGCGATGGTGGTGGTGGGTCGGTCGCAAGGTAATACTAGCTTGCGACCTCTCATAATTTTTACCATCGGCCAAAATGAACTCACCCCTCCGTCCACTCACGCTATTTCAAAACGAGGCCCCACTCGATGAGATCCGACAGCTAGTTGTGCGTACATACTTGAAGAAAGATACTTTTAAGGGTTCGAAGGCATCGATGGATTTCCTCGGAGAGAACGTTGAAGTCACTGTGCCTAGCTGGAAGGATCTCGATGAGCTTTGGAAGGATGAGTGGGGAAATATGTGTGAAGACTTTGTATATCAGGACAATCGATTCCCTACAACTCCGGTCAAACATGTCCATCACGATGACCTCCGTCCTTACATGCGTTTCATTGGAACTGCATGGTTCACCCGTGATTTCGCAAAGAACCTCGATGAGATGCTATTCCGCATCGACTGGATGGATGAGTACATCATGAATCTATTCGAATGGAGTGCTGATACTGGAGATAACAAACGTGCAGTTATGCTTAGTGACTAACGTCTTAAATTAATCATCATCTGATTTAATATCCTAGTCTCTTCTCTTATTTGTTGACGAATTCTTTCAATATGAGCTGCCTCAGCATTCACATCACGAAGACACCCTCTGTAGTTAGTCTTCGAATTCTTATAATCTTCAATTTCCTGCAACAAATCCCTAATTCGTTGCTTTTGAAGATTGATCTCAGCTGAATTCCTTATAGCAGCAGATGCATTTGCTAAATGAGTCCTTTCTTCTGGTGTTATCCGATCTTTAGGAGATGGACCCCACTTCCTTTTAAGGTTAGATAAAACGACCGCAATGCTGCTTGGATAATATGGATTTTTATCCTGAAGCTGTAATGTATTAAATGCAACGGCACCATTAGGTGGTGAAATATCTTCTTGTGTATGAATTCTACCTCTATTAAATCCATCCAAAATATCTTCGTCATAAGGACCTTCATTTAGCTTTAAATACATTTTGTTACCACGACCATCATCTGGAGTATCCAAACTACGATCCAACAAACGTTTAGAGCGACGTAGTACCGGTGAATTATCAGGAGTGACAATTGCACCTGAAAATCGAATACCTGGAATCCGCTTCGAGCGATTAATAATTTCCCATTCTCGCTCATACCATTCGTATGGACCAACACCATTAATACCACGTGCTTCCTGAAGATTATAATTAGCCTCCCACCAACGGTCAGCTGGAACAACATGGAGATGAGTTAATAATCTTCTGACCTTATCTAACCAGCGATCCCAGGTTTCACAACTACGCATTCGACGATACCATTCAGGATCACCTATGGGAAATACCGACGCATGCCGACGTTTATGAAATATTAAATCTTCCATGCCTTCAATAAGATCATCAAGAACAGGAATAACTACACGGTGAGAAGTGTTGTATTCCTGCCATGCGGCTTGGATCCTGGTCAAAATCCACTCTTGGACATGATACTAACCGAAGTCAATT